ACCCCAATCGATTAGACGGATCAGTTGACAAAGGCGATGACTTTGTTAATGAAGGTATGACACTCATCACCGAGACTGATAGTGATAAGTATCTAAACATGTCAGCGAAACGTAATCGCAACAAAGCAAAGAATGAAGATATCTTTGATTCTCAAGAATGGGTGGATGGATTTGTTGGTAAGTGATAAATAGTAACAGCCTATTGCTGTGTCTAGATGCCGACCTTTCAGACATTTAAAGATCTGAGTATTACTTTTAAGAAACATCCTGTAAGTGATGATTTAGTAACGGTAAAAGATAAGGCATCTATCGTGCAATCGATTACTGCCTTACTTCTTACTAGGAAGGGAGAAAGACCATTTCAACCTGAATTGGGTTGTGATATTCAGAATATATTATTTGAACCATTAGATTATGGTAGTGCTGGTATTCTCAGATCAGAGATTGCAGATGTATTGAATCGTTACGAACCACGAATTCGTGTTAATACTATTAACTGTACACCAGATGATATGAGTAATGGATATGAAGTTGAATTATCTTATACTATTGTAGGTAGAGACGATACACCAGTAGCAGTAGAATTCTTCTTAGAGCGTACACGATAATGCCTTATACTCAGGTTGCCAATTTAGATTTTGAAGATATTAAAATTGCTCTGAAGGAATACCTCAGGGCACAATCAGATTTTACTGATTATGATTTTGATGGTAGTGCATTATCAACATTAATTGATACACTTGCCTATAATACGTATTATACGGCATTTAACACTAATATGGTAGTCAATGAACTATTCATTGATTCTGCCACTTTAAGAGACAATGTAGTAGCGATTGCGAAGCAATTAGGATACAGACCCAAAAGTATCACCTCTCCTACTGCGTATGTTTCTTTTACAGTAAATTATACTAACCCAACATCTGATACTGAATTAATCCTCAAGAAAGGAACAGGATTTATTACACAGTATGATAATACAATTTATCAGTATATTGTATTAGATGATGTAAAAGCACAAGTAATTAATAATGTTGCAACATATGAGAATGTTGCTGTAAGAGAAGGAACACAAATTACTAGTAATATTACTGTTAATACAGCATTAAAATCACAAAGATTTATTTTAGACAATCGTAATATCGATACTAATACAATTAGGGTAAAGGTATTTCCTACCGGTAGTTCATTAGGTAGTGCATATTTAATTTCTGATAATATTTTAGATGTTGATGAAAAATCAGAAGTATTTTTCCTTGATGAAGTAGAAGATGAGAGGTATGAGATATTATTTGGTGATGGAGTAATTGGCAAGAAGTTAGAAAATAATGCAAGGGTTGAGATATCTTATCTGACTACATCAGGACCAGAATCTAATAGTGCAAAAACATTTGTATTTTCTGGTGTAATTGAGAATGTGAATGGAGTATCGCCAAATGCATTTGATACAACTATTACTTTATCAGTTGCATCATCTGGTGGAGAAGAGAAAGAAAGTATTGATAAAATTAAATTCAATGCTCCAAAATCATATGGTACACAGAATCGTGCTGTAACTGCAAAAGATTATGGTGCTATTGTTCGTAATGTATATCCTGCAGTTAGTGATATTATCATTTTTGGTGGTGAAGAGCAAGAACCGCCACAGTATGGTAAAGTGTTTATTGTATTAAAACCAACTGATGCTGCATTTGTTACTAATTCAACAAAACAGGAAATTGTTGCTCAGTTAAAGAAATATACTGTTGCTTCAATTCAACCAGAAATTTTAGATCCATCTATTTTATTTGTTGAATTAAATAGTAAAATTTATTATGATAGTAATATCACAAATCAAACATCATCACAAATTAAAGATGCAGTAATTGGATCAGTCCAACAATATATTGATGTTTCAGATACAGAAAAATTCAATGGTAAGTTTAGATATAGTAAATTTGTTGGTGTCATTGACAATACCGATCGTAGTATCAATTCCAATTTAACCGAAGTAATTATGAGGAAAGATTTTTATCCTCAATTAAATACTACGACATATTACGAAGTATGTTTCCAAAATGCATTTGACAAAGAATGTGATGGTCCTACCTTGCACAGTACAGCATTTAGAGTAACAGAACATCCACAATATGACTCGCTTTTAGAAGACAGGGATGGCAAAATTGTCCTATATAGACTAGATACTTTATCCAATCAAAAGGTTGTCTTAAACCCAGAAGTTGGAGAGATTAATTATGAAAAAGGTGAAGTGAAATTATATGATTTAACAATTATAAAAGGAAGTTTTGCTGACAACAAAATTTCATTACGTGTTAAACCATTATCAAATGATGTTAAAGCTTTACGTGAAGTTTATCTTGACGTAGACGTTGCAAATTCAAGTTTCACAGCATACAAAGAGTAATTAGATGACTGTAAAGACCAAAAGAATTTCTACTCTTATTAATTCACAATTACCAGAATTTATCTCATCAGAATATGAGATGTTTGGTAAGTTTATTGAGAAATACTATGAATCTCTAGAGATTCAAGGTGGAACTTTAGATGTTATTAGTAACATACAGAAATATCTAGATATTGATTTTTACGAAAAAAATATACTAAAACAGAATGATGTATTAGCATCATCATTAACATCTTCTGATACTACTATTACATTAGAAGATGCAAAATCATTTCCAGAAAAAAATGGATATGTAAAAATTGACAATGAAATTATTTTTTATGCAAGTAGAACTAATACCGAATTACAGGATTGTTCCAGAGGTGTTAGTGGAAATACGACTATAGGTGATTTGTATAATGAATCTAATTTCAAAACTACAGATGCTGCTGTTCATTCATTAGGATCTAAAGTTTATAACGTTAGCAATTTATTCTTATATGCATTTGTAAGAAATTTTGAATCGCAATATTTAAATTCTTTCCCTGAAAAATATCTTAAAAGAGATATTGATAAAAGAACATTAATCAAGAATATTCAAAAATTTTATAAGTCAAAAGGAACTGAAAGTTCTATTAGATTTATTTTTAACGCAATCATTGATGATGATAGTAAGCCATCAACTTATTCTCCTGTAGATTTTACATTAAAAAATTCTACATCAGATTGGATTAATACTTATACATTAAAAGCAAAATTAGTATCTGGTAATATCAATGATATTATTGGCAAACGTATTGTACAAAATGATGAAAATTATCCATATGCTTCTGCAGTTGTAGATAATATAAAATCTTTTGGTTCTTCTGATGGAGAGGTTTACGAATTAGTTTTAAGTCCTGCATCTATCAATGGAGAATTTAGAATTTCTTCCCAGACAAAATTAAAAAAGATAGTAGATGCATCTGATTCTATTGGAGATAGAGTAAATGTAGAGTCTACATTAGGTTGGAAAAAATCTGGTTCTTTTATTATTGGTAATGAGGCATTTAAATTTGTTAAGAAGAATGCAGCACAATTCTATATTGAAGAACGTTCTTCTAGCATAACACATGATGTAGGAACTCCAGTATATGACTATTCTCCTGTTGCATTTGGAGATGTAGAATTAATTATATTTGGTGTATTATATGAATTTGATGTATCAGAGGGTGCTCCATATTCAATAAAAGGGGATAGGGTACAAGTTAAAGATACAGGTTTTACTACAACTGATAGAGTTTTATTTGATAAAGAGCAGCAATCATATAGATGGTATTTGAATGAATCAAATACTATTCCAAGTATTGCTAATAATAATTTACAAACACAGGCAAATCAATTTATTGCTGATGTTTCTGCAATATACGAAGATGGACAAACATATTATATTTGTTCTTCTGGATATCCTTCTTATGAAATATTACGTGCTAATGATAGCGCAACATTAGTTGATCCAAGAAATCTCAAAATTATTAGAAAAACTCCAATTTCAACTCCAGAGGTATACGAAACTAACAATAAAGAAGTTGGAATATTTCTTGATGGAACTATAGCATTTGGATATAAAGATGAAGAGTTTGTAAAATTTGGTAATATTGAAAAAATAAATGTAATTTCTAAAGGAGACTTGTATGAAAGAGCTCCATATGTATTAATTAATGATCGACCAAATAAAGCACAAGCAGTTCTTTCTGGATCAAAATTAAATTCAGTAACGATTACTGATACATCATCTTACACTGAAGATCCTACAGTAACAATAACATCTGGTAGAAATGCACAAGTTACTCCTATCGTTACTAATGGAGAAATTACTAGTCTTGTAATTGATAATCCTGGAGAATATTATTCAAGTCCTCCTGTTATAAGAATTACTGATACTAATGGCAAAGGAAAATTTGCCGAATATGAAGCAGTAGTATCTTTTGATGGTAAGTTAACTGATTTCGTACAAATTAATAAAGGAAGACTTTACAGTATTAACACAGTATCTGTAGATGTTATTCCTCAAGGATCTGGTGCTACTGTTCAAGCAGAGATTAAAAAATGGGTAAAAAACAGATATAAAAAAATAGAAAGTTCTATTGACACAGCAAATGGTTGCTTACTCAGCGATTACGAGAAATCCGGTAAAAAAAGATATGTAATTGTTGCAGATCCGATTAAACTGAGAGCAAGAATTGGGGATAATTTAGATAACTTTTTACAAGAACCTGCACAAAAAACACATTCTAAAATTTTAGGATATGCATTTGATGGAAATCCGATTTATGGACCTTTTGGATATGAAAATGCTGCAGATAAAGATTCTACAATAACTAGATTGCAATCTGGATATTCATTGAATAGTTCCCGTCAAAATGGACCATCAACAACAGATTATCCTTTAGGAACATTTATTGATGATTATCAATGGACAGTAAGTAATAATTCTGGATACACTAGATTAGATAAAAATAATGGAAGATTCTGCATAACACCAGAATATCCAGAAGGAACTTATGCATATTTTATTAGTTCTGATTCTAATAACAATCCAACATTTCCTTATATTTTAGGAAAAAATTATTACTCTGTTCCATTGGCATCAAATTATGATGCTAATATTTCACAAGATGAAATTCCTAAAAGTAGTAAGAGACTTAATTTAGGTAATTTAAGTTCAAATGGATTTAATAACTCTGCTATAATTCAATCTGTAAAAAAAGGATCTATTACAACTGCAATTGTAGAAGACTCTAATGATATTTTTTCTGTTGATAACGAATTAAATCTCAATAGTATCTTATTAGTAAATGATAAAAATACAGGTGGTGTTGAAGCAGCTGCATCTGTTAGTGAAATATTTGGAAGAAAAGTAGAAAGTATTGAATCTGTTCAGACAATACCTCTTAAAATAACTACAAAATTTAATGTATACTTTTTTGATGGTGATATAGTAACACAAGAAAGCACAGGATATACTGGTGAAGTTGTTGGAGATTCATTTAACACAAGAGATATTGTTTTAAGATCTGTCACTGGATTGTTTAATGCTGAAAATAAAATTAGTTCAGATAGAACAATTATTAATGTTTTATTAGATCAAGATTCTTCTTTCAAAAAAGGTTCTATTATTGAACTGAATGATGGTGATCCGGATAATCCAGCAATTGCTGTTGGAGAAGTATTAGAGACTACAACTAAACAAAATAATTTAAAAGTAAAAGTTACTTCCGGAAGTTTCATCATTAATGATGACTATACAATAAGAAGTAACAATTTAGCAGATACTATTGGATCTAAGATTAATAGTATTAATAGTCTGAGTGACGATATAGAAATATTTTCAGTTTTTAATAATATTGCATTAGTAAAAACTGAAGACAATCATAGATTGTCAGTTGATGATAATATTGATATTGATATTATTCCGAATGATAGTAATACAGAAACTACTTATTATATAAGAAAAAGAAAGTATCAACAAATAAAATTAACCCCTCAAACATACTCTTCAGTTATTGTTGATACTGGTATTGGCAAAATTGATACTATGATTGCAGGGTTTGATTATGCATCAACTACTAATGGAGGAGCAACTTTTACAGATGTAGAAGTTTTATTCTCTAATATAGAAAAGTCTCGGAATAGTATTGGGCAAACTGTTGGAAACTCTGATACTGCTGTAATTGGAAAAGCAGGAAGTGTAAACAATGCTAAAGCTACTGTTGTTGTGGGTTTCACATATAATGTAAGTAATTCTAATGCAGCATTAAATCAAGTAACCTTATCAAACACCACTAATGTATTTTCAGGAATGGGTGTTCGTGGTAATAATATTGCTGCAGGAACAGTTGTTCTTTCTGTCAATAGAGATACTAATGTAGTTACATTACAAAATAATTCTACCTCTCCAATATCAGGAGTATTAACTGATATTGTATTCAATCCAGGCATTGTTACATCTGTAACTATAACTTCTAAAGGATCTGATTATAGAAGAGGAGATTCTATATCATTTGCTTCATCTAATTTAGATAAAGGAAACAATCAAAATGCAAGAGATTATCTTGCATTAGTAGATCATGCGGGTGTATCTACGTCAAATACTGTTATTAAATTAAATGGTGTTATTGGTCTTTCAATAAATGATTTATTAAAAATAGGATCAGAAATAGTAAAAATTACTGCAGTAGATACTACGAATAATACTGTAACTGTAAAAAGAGCACAAAATAATACATCTGCACTTGATCATTATGATGGTGGACTAGCATCGTTAACAAATGCAGAATATCGTTTTATTGTTGGAACACACTTGTTTAATCAAGATGTATCAGATCCTTATGTTTATGATTATGATAAAAATACAAACTTATTAACTTTATATTATGATTATGGTGTATCAAGCACAAACAATATATCTTCAAGTAATTTAGTAACGGATCAAAGTTCTCCAGTAAAAAATGCTTCTGTTACAGAACTAATTTCATTATACAATAAATTTGAATATTCTGATGACAATACTAATTTCAAAATTTTAAATGATTTGGAATTACAAAGAAATTATAGTTATAAGTTTGACACTAGTCATTCATCCATGACTAATACATTCTTTGAAGTTTCGCCAAGTTTTAATAGAAATCTTGTATCTGTTGATAGTTTTAGAAATACCAATTCTCCAGGAACATCAAATTCTTTTGTTAAATTTAAACCAGGACAAACATTAAATCAACTTCGTGGAAGTTCTGAAATTTCTTCTGCAATTTCAAATAATTCTATTGTAGAAGATAAAATTAATGTAGAATATAGTCGTTATTATTTTTATGATGTAAATGATACTGTAGATGTTACCGATAGTTATTTTGATATAGTAAGTGATCCCTTGGCAGGTAAAAAGAAACTTATTTTTGTTACTGACACTTCTTTTGCATATTCATATACATCAAAACCACAATATGATGCTTCTAGCGGGGTAAAATATTCTACTACTAATAAATCTGCAGTTGGCAAAATTAAATTTGTAAAAATAGATAATGTAGGACAAGATTATGAAGTATTACCAACGATTTTTGGCGTAATTCCTAGTAGGGAATTGCAATGTATAATTGATCTTGAATATAATGCTGTCACGAAAACAATTTTAAGCATTAACTTAGTGCAATCTGGAGCTAACTATGTAAAACCTAAAGCAATTATTTTAGGAGAAGGAACTGGGGGTAAAATCGATTTAGTAAAAATTGATGGTAAAATAGTCGCTGCAGTTTTAAAAGATGGTGGTAGGTATACTCAACCTCCTACAGTAAAAATCGTAGAAACATCTGTACAGATATATTTACAGTCAGATAATATAGGTATTCCTGAAAGCATTAAAGTAGATAATGCAGGATATTTGCATAATACTGATAATACTTTATTAAGAGAATATTGTTCTCATACATCTTTAATTTTATCAAATGTTTCGTCGGATGCTTTTTCTGTAGGCGAAAAAGTTTTATCCGAACAAGATGGTGTGGTTTATGCTTCTGGTATTGTTTCTGATAAAGGATGGAAAGCAGGTAGAAATGTTCTAAGAGTTAAAAATGTTAGTGGTGCATTTATACAAGGAATGTCAGTTATCAGCAATAGAACAAGAAAAACTGGTAACATTGACAAAGTATTAATTTCAAAATTTGAACCAAAAATAAAATCATATTATGATAACATAGGTTACTACAAATCAACTAAAGGACAGATAGGAGAAAATTTTAATAGATTAACTGATTCCAATTTCTATCAAGATTTTTCATATGTTATAAAATCTAAAACTCCTATAGATGTATGGAGAAATTTAATAAAAGAAACCACACATCCTGCTGGATTTAAAATGTTTGGCGAAGTTTTAATAGAAACTAAACAAACCAATTCTATTCAGCAAAATCAAAAGTCTTCTGTTAATCACAGTATAATTAATCTTGCTCCACAACAAGTTTCAGAACTTGCTGATAGTAGAATTATTAAATCTACTTTTATCAATTTTAAAGATACAAATCAAGAAATTGGTCATGGAACAGTATCGGTTGATAATCAGAGTAATACAGAAACATATGCAACAGAAGTAACGTTAACTCCTGAATTTGACGGTATAAGAAGAGTTTTTAGTATTATTGATAAAAACACAAATGCTGCAATAGTTCCTTATAATGAACAGCAACTTATTATTACTATTGACGGTGTATTTCAAGAACCTAAAGTATCTTACACTGTAACCGGTTCAAATATAATATTCACTGAACCTCCATTTGGAGAAAGAGTTGTAGAAAATCAAACTGTTCCGGCACAATCTTTTTACGGAAGATCTTTCAAATTTAAGTCAGATTCTTTGAATGAAGAATATCTTAAAAAAATAAGAAATTTCTTCCAAAGAAGCGGAACATGGATAGATGCTGCTAATCAAACAAAATTTAATAAAGACTTTATAAAAGAAGAAGCATTAGGATACGTTATAGAAAAATATCCTTCTATTCCATGGAATCAATATAGATCTAAATGTTCCAGAGATATTGGATATTTTGTTGATGCTCTAGAGCATGATTTAAGATTTGGAGGAAATTCAAAAACAATTTCTGCTGCTTCTTCATATTATACTGGATCTTCTTCAGTAAAACATATTACAGATCAAATTACAGAATCTCTTGATGCATTTAAATATGCAGCAAAATTATGTGCAGCTGCAGCAAGAAATTGGGATTATACTGTAACTAATGCTATTATAGCACCAAATGGGGCAAGTAATATTATTCAGGTTGATTCCACTTTTGGTATTGTTGTTGGAATGAATATTAGTAGTGGTTCTCAATATCCCGAAGGAACAAAAGTAATTGAAATTGTAAGTGATACCAGAGTAAAAGTTTCTAATAATGTAAGTCAATATAGAGCAGATCCATTAATTGTTAATACTGATACTACTTTAACTCAAAGTCAATCAAATGCAGGTGTACAAGTTAATGATCCTAATTTCTTGCAAATTGGTACTGTTAATGCTGCAGCAGTTTCTTTAACATCTGTAGATTCTGTTTATTCAATTCCTCAAGTAACATTTTCATTTAGTAAAATTAATAATGGAACATTTTACGATGCTTCTAATTTAATTGAACGAAATAAAAAATATATTCAAGAAGAAACTTTAGGTTGGATAAAAAATCAATACGCTTTCTTAAATATTCCAAATGAAGATAAGTGTCAAAGAGATACTGGTTACTTAGTAGATGCTGTTGTATATTCTCTTCGTTATGGAGGAACTAAAAAAATCATTAATTTTGCAAAATCATATTATGTTGGCAATAAAGTAAAATATATTAATAATGAACTTACAGAATCTGTTGCAGCATATGGTCATGCATTTGATTTAATGATTCTATCAATGAAGAATACCTTACCAAATGGAACATATACTTCGGTAACACCATTTACAGATTCATCTATATTATCAGATCCAAATGAGTTATTCTCTGGAAAATGTATTGAAGTAGAATCTTCTTTAAATTCTTATTCTGGTATAATCAGTAAACTTTTAACTGACGGTATTAATCTTATACAACCAGAACCAGAGAATAACCAAAGATCTGGAAATTGGACTAGTAGAAGAACATATTCTAATTATAATATTCTTCCAGATCCAAAATTAATATCAAACCCAGAGTATCCTTCTGAAACAGATTCTAATAGTAATCCAATATCAAAAGAATGTGATGATGTAGTATCAGCACTATCTTCATTATATGGAGGCATTGAGTCCGTATTAAACAATGGTATTAATTCTGTAATCAAAACAAATGCAGATTATATTAATAATGAAACTAAAGAATTTGATTTATATTATGAAAATTCATCCGTTGTAAAAACTGATCCAACGGAAGAATTATTAATATTCATTAATAGTGTATTACAGTTACCAGGATCGTATAAAATAATAAGATCATCTGATCCATCTATTACAGATAAAGTTGCATTTACTGAAGTTTTAAAATGGCAGCAAAATCTTAATACAATTACAGTTCAAGAACCACTTGCAGTTGATAAGTGTTATGTAATTAGAGTTGGAAGTTATGAAAAATTAACGATAAAACAGGAAAGAATTTCTATTAAAAAATCTGGTCCGTTTATAATTTTTGATGCTGTTAATGATATTCCTAGAAAAATTGATAATTCAAAATATGCATTTGTTTTTATAGATGGAGTATTACAAAAATCTACATCATATATTATCAGTGGTTCTACGATATCGTTTAAAGAAAAACTTCAATATCATATTTTAGATGACGGAAATCAAATTACTCCTAAAATTGATATTCTTTTAATTTATGGTAGAGATATTGAAAAACAATTAACTTTTTATGATTTTGAACCTGATAATTATTTTAATAAAATTCAATTAGAATTTAATAATTTATCACAAACTGCCTATGATAATATAATAGATTTCTTCATTAATTCTGCTCCCAGTTATTATAATATATCTAAGTCTAAACAATCTGTTAATATTTTTGAGACAAATTCTGTAACTAATAAAACTACAAGACTCGGGGTAATTAAAAAAATATCTGCAGATAATGCAACTAATAAATTTAATTTTACAATTAGTGGTAATAATTTAATTGATTTAGATCCTAATGGAACATATACTTTATCTCCAGATAGTAATATAACAAACTCATTAAAGAAAGAGTTTACTATTAGTAATAGTGTTACGATTGCAAGTAGTTATAGTTTAGATTCCGATACTGGACTTAGACGATTGCCTAGAAATGCAAGTCCATATGCATATGATAATGCTGCTTCAGAGGATGAATGGGATCAAATTTTTAGTTTACAACCTAAATTGAAAGCAGGTGATATAATAAAAGTTGACGGAGAATCTGCAACTAGAGAAATTACACAAATTCCAAGATTTGCATTTTCAAAAGAAAATCGTCCTGGAAAAACTGTTGATAATTCTATCTATGCAAAAGTTTCAACTACAAACTATAATGGATTTTCTGAAGGAATAGGTCTTGGTGTAGTAGCAGAACTAACAAATGGATCTATTACTAACTTAATTTGGAATAATAGAGATTTTTCATTACTAGATTCTGGAATTATTGATAAAGCAACTACATCTGGTTATTTTGCATCCCCAAATATAGAATTTGTTCCGGTTGATAATAATGGCGGTGGTGCAGTTGCGGAAGTGTTAGCCATCAATGGAATGATTGTTGATGTTATTCTTATCAATGGTGGTTCTGGTTATACGCAACCACCTCAAGTAATAGTTTCTCGCAATTTTTTCATAGACAAAAAACCAAGAAAGATTGATTATTATCTTTCTTTTGCATCTTTTCCTGTTCCTAAAGATGCAAAAATTCAATCAGTAATTACTTCAATTAGATTAGAAGTTGGTGGATATTTACCAGACGGTTTTGTATCTTACGCATCTGTAATTTCTCCAGAAAATGTATTACAAGAACGCATTAGAGATTTTGTTATAAAAACAGACGCTATTGATATTTCTCCCGAAAGTGTAGAAGTTGTATCTGTTATAGATCTTTCCGATCAAATACAGATGTCTACAGAAAGTAGTATTGAAGAAATTTCTGTATTAGAATTAAATCGTGATATTACTATGAATTCTACAACCGTAATGAGTAATACGGAAACCGTATTTATTGGTGCTGTAGATGTATTGTATAATAATTATCCAAGTTATTATACTCCTAATATTTTAGGAAATAGATTGACATCTTTAGAGTCGTTTAAATTTATGACAACTGGATATAGTGATGTTAGTGAAGTGACTATTGGAGAGATTTCGGATATATATCCAAATTTAACTATAGGGAATTTTACATTACATAGCGGAAATACAGTAAGAACATCAACTATTGATAATATTGCATTTAATACTGGGTATCCTAGTACACAAAATTATGGTACATTAACAGATGTTGATGTCAATTCAACCGATAGTATAATATACGTATCAAGCACCTCAGCATTCCCGAATAGTGGATCTATTTTATTAGGAAAAGAAGTTATTTCTTATACAAGTAAGTTATCAGATCGTTTCCTGAACGTTACACGAGGAGTTAATGCAGAATCTCATCTTGCCGGAACATACGTTAGAACGTTTTGATTGTAAACGTTATAAATAAATCAGAAATTGTAGAAGAGAATTTTTAACAATGCCCGCCATTATTTCAGAAAAGTTTAGGATTTTCAACGCAAAACAATTCATTGAGTCTTTCTCTGAAGGCGCTGATGATTCTGACACTGCAAGAACAATGTCTTATTTCTTTGTAGGGAGACCTCAAAGGTGGGATGTTTATTTAGAATATCATAGTAAAACTTCTACAAGCGTTAGTGTTGGAGATACGGTTTTTGTAGGACCTAACTCTACATTTGGTAATGCTACCTGGCAAGGAATTGTTAGAGAAGTAAATCCTAACAGTTTAATGCTTCACACTATTGGACCTACTGTTGCATCTACTCCTGCTTATAATTCAATTCTTAGAAAGAATGATGGTAGTGGAACTGCTATAGGAAAAACTGGAACTTATAGATATGCTACGGATGAAGTTCCTCCATATCCATATGATAATCAAAAAGAAAAATATGATCTTTTTGATGATATTATTGCTGCTAAAAGAATTAAAACTGAAAATGTAAGAACAGTTGTTTCTAGATACAATTGGGCATCGAATACTGTTTACGATATGTGGAAACCTGATTATTCTTCAAATGCAACAGGAAGAATTGGGAAGCAAACTGCTAACAGTTTAGATTCTCTTTATGGAGCATCAAAATATTATGTAATGACTGATGATTATAAAGTATGGATGTGTCTCCAAAATTCAGATGGTGCTCAATCTACAGAACAACCAGTAAATTCTGGAGCAAATTATGATGTCAATACCGGGTTGTTCACACAGACAGGAGGAGCATATGTATGGAAACATATGTATACAATTCCTACAAATGATGTACTTAAGTTTTTATCAACAGAATTTATCCCAATTGTTATTCCGACAGAAACTTCTAGAGCATATGTAATTGCAAATCAAGTAGTAGATGGTGCTATTGACGCATATGTAATTGAAGATGCCGGAAGTGGTCTCACCGCAACGCAAACATATTATGCTCCTGTAAATGGGGATGGTTCTGGTGCTATTGCAAAAATTGTTGTAAATGGTTCTGGAAACGTTTCTGAAGCTTCAATGCAAGTAAGAGGATCAGGTTATACTTATGGTACTATTGAATTTGCGGCAGGATCAGGTTCTGGAGCAAATAAGACAGGATTATATTCTAATGTCGGTTTGACTTCATCTGCTAATCCTGGTGGATCTGCTTCAATTGAAGTTGTTATTCCTCCTCAAGGTGGATTTGGTGCAGATATGGAAATGGAATTAAACGGCAAGCGAGTAATGACAAATGTTCGTATTGCTTCTACTGAAGGTTCAGGTGATTTCCCTGTAGATAATGATTTCCGTAGAATTGGTATTGTTCAAAATTTATATACAAACGGATCTAGATCTATTGCAGATACCTTAAATGGTCTGACTAGTTTGAAAATAGAAAATGCAGGTGCTGATTATTTTGTTGACGAAACAGTAACTCAAGATTTAGGAAATGGATTAACTGCAAAAGCAACTGTAGTTTCTTGGACTCCGGATTCTGTAGGAAGTTATAACGGCATTTTAAGAGTATTCCAGTCTCCGGAATATCATAAAGATGGAGGAGTTGTTAGATCATTTGATAATTCTAATGGTGCATCTGCAGTTGTTGGATCTTCTGCTGGTGGTTCTGGAGCTAACGGAACTATTGATGATACTTACAATCAATCTGCTGGCACAAACTTATTTGGATCTTTCACCAATGGTATTTCTGTTGCAGAAATTGATAATAACAAAGGAGATGTCATATACATAGAGAATAGAAGACTAATCACAAGATCCGCTGATCAGATTGAAGACATCAAACTAGTTGTAGAATTCTGATTTGGTCTGTTTTATCCAAAATTAGATAAATTATCAAAATGCCACAAAAGACTAACCTCAATGTAGATCCCTATTTCGACGATTTTGATTCTTCAAAGAATTTTTATAAAGTTCTTTTTAGACCAGGATATTCCGTTCAAGGTAGGGAACTTACCACTTTACAATCTATTTTACAAAATCAAATTGAGAATTTTGGAAAATATGCATTTAAGCAAGGAGATCTGGTAATTCCAGGTGAGGTAGGTTTTAATACAAAATTAGATTATGTTAAATTGTCTTCTGTCTCGGAAGTTGCTACTAATGTAGACGGGGAAGTAGTATATCAAAAATATGATATTAAAAAATTATTAGGTTTAGAATTAAAAGGAATTAATTCAGGCGTTGTTGCTAGTATAGTTGAAGCAGAGTATGCGACAGAATCTGATGCAGATACTGTTTATGTAAAATATAAAACAAGTGGTGATGACACCACTGAAAAGACCTTCAGGCAAGGAGAAACACTTGAGGTAGTAAATGGTATCAACACTCCTCTATTAGTCGTTGGAACTGACGGTAGCGTCCTTCCAACAAGTATATCAGTTACAAATCCAGATACAGATGAAGTAACCAACTTAATTAGTCCTGCAATGGGTTATTCTTCTGCTGTTAAAGTAGAAGAAGGCATATATTTTGTTAACGGATTTTTTGTTAGAAGTAATGAACAATTACTAATTGTTGACAAGTATTACAACAAAACTTCTGCTAAGATTGGTTTTAAAATTGAAGAAACTGTAGTTTTTCCAGAAGAAGATAATTCTTTATATGACAACGCACAGGGTTATTCTAATTATTCTTCTCCTGGTGCAAATAGATTAAAATTAAATCTTTCATTGGTGAAGTATGCTTATACACAAATCACTGATAAAAATTTCATTCAGTTAGTAAAAGTAAAATCTGGAATTGTAGAAAAGCAGATAAAAAAAGCAGATTATAATTTACTTGAAGATACTTTAGCAAGAAGAACTTTTGATGAGTCTGGAGATTATATTGTAGATGATTTTTCTGCTAATGTAAGAGAGTATTACCAAAGGAATAATAATTCTGGTGTATACAATTTGGATGAACTTAATGATACTGTTAACGGTATTTCTGAAGATGAAGCTAAATCAAAGTTAATTGTTTCTGTTGGTTCTGGAAAAGCATACGTAAAAGGGTATGAAATTGTAAACAAAGAGACTAAATTTTTAGAAGCAGATAAAGCAAGAGATACTTTAGATCAAGATAATATCACTTTAAAAGGAAGGGGATTATCTAATTTTAAAATAACAAACGTATACAATTCTATTCCTTTAAATAATGAAGGTTCAGAACTTACTGCATATCCTGATGTATATTTTCATTCCGTATTCAATGATTCTAGTATTGGATTAAATGGTGCTGACAACGATTATAAAGTAACATCTGATAGAAGAGGAGAAAAATATTCTTTTCAATCAAATGATGTCACTTTTGCAAATGAAGACATCGGTGTCATAACTGTATACTTAGAGTCACATTCAGACAACTCTATAGAATTTAATACATTAAATAATAGCAATTTTAAATCCAATATTGGAACTCTTTGGTTTAAAAAATCCGGTGGAGAAACGTCATCTGTAAAATCAACATCATTTTCTTTAGTAAAACGACCAGAAATTGGAGCGGGAGATTATTTAGAACTAACTCTTTTTGGAAATAAATTAGATTTATACAATTCTTTTAGAGAATATGACGAGAATAGCGCATCTAAAGAATCTGTTCTTTATCTTTCCGAAGCAGGTGCAGAAAATGGAAATGGACAATTTGGTGTAATTAGAGATTATAATTTAATCTTTACTCCAATCATTGGTATTTCTAAACCTAAAAACTTTTATTTTGAAGATTTTCCTACTGGATTTAATTCTGACACCGACAAAATTATTTCTAAAGGAAGTGCATCTTATAATGCAACATTTTCTTATAGTTATTTCAATCCTTCTTTCTTTACCCGTATTACATTAGACAGTGATATTATTTCTAATACATTTTTAACTGGAAAATATATTGTTGGATCTGTAAGTGGAGCATATGGAGTAATTGAAGGTGGAGTTTCTGGATCATTTTCTTCTGGAAATCAACTCTTTGTGACAACTTTATCTGGAAAATTTAAACCTGGAGAAACAATTTCAGATGAAGATAATAATACTGCTAGAATTGCAGTTGAGAATACAATTTCTCATTTTGTAGTAACTAAACCTAAAACAGGATATCCCGCAAATAATACAACTATTAATATTAATGATGTCAACTACGACGGATCTAAAATATCTTTAGGAATTTCAGCTGATAAGTTATACAAAGTTTCTATTGCAGATAGAAATTCTTTCTTAGAAGAATTTACCAATCCTCCAAGTGTAAGAGCAATTGTTAGCGGTTTGACCGGACAACCAACTGGTGATGCAGAAGCTACTATTGTTCCAATCTTATTTACAGACACGGTATTACAATACTCTAAAGATAATGTAAAATCTCTTTATTCAGTATTTGGATCGGGAAATGAAAATGAATTTAGTGCTGATGTTGATCTCAATAGAGAAAAATATGCAAGTATAAAGCAAGTATCTTCATTTACTTTTTCTGGAACTAAGGGTTACAAATACATAGAATCAAATGGGTTTGGTGACGATGCATCTGCATATGTAAGACAAGGAGACTTAGTACAATTTACAAATTCATTAGGTAAAGTTAATAGGTCTATTGTACAATTTACAACTAGTGCAGGTGGAACAAGTAGAACAAGAATTTATTTAGATTCAGCATTGCCTGAAGATGTTACAAATTCATCTGTAGTTTCAATAAAACCCGTACAAGATAATTCTTCATCTTCTACATTAATCTTCCCAACAGGCAGTAAGCAAATTAAAACATTAGTAAAAGATGTTTCTGATTCTAAATTTAAATATTATTCCAGAAGAGATTTTGTTGTAGAAGCATCTTCAAGTGGAGGCATCATAACATTTGCTGCTCAACTGCCATTTGGCACACAAAGATTTACTTCTTACACAAAAGAAAATTATATATTTACTGTATTAAAACAAGGAAGTGCAGTTAATGTTTCCAAAGGAGATATCCTTTACATTGATGAAAGTTATGTAGATATTGAGACTTCTACAGATTCTACTAGCGGTTTGACATCAGGAAGTATTACATTAACATTGCCTGATAATTTTTTTGGTGATAATATTAGTTCTCCTTTCCCTACTATAAAATTAACAGCGACTTTAGAAACATCAAAAGCAAAACCAAGAATAAAAACATCGGTTCAAAACAAGAGAATTACAATTGCTTCTGGTGGAGATAAAATTATTCCGTTGAGAGGTTCGGATTATGATTCGGAAGACACCAAACAATTTAGTTATTCTGATGCATATAAACTAAAATATGTTTATGTTGGTGGCGCAAATCCTCCAGTTGTAGATTTATCGGGCAAATTGATTAGTGGAGAAGATATAACAAATAGATTTACATTTGATAATGGTCAAAGAGATACATTTTATGATGTTTCCCGACTTATCCTTAAACCAGGATCTGATGCCCCAACAGGTCAATTAGTAGTTGCATTTGATTATTTTGAACATTCACAGGGTGATTTTTGTACCGTTGATTCGTATTTACATGAAGCAGGTGTTGGGGAAGAAGAAATTCCAGTATTCAACTCTGTAATTTATGGAAACCTTTCTCTAAAAGATGTAGTTGACTTTAGACCAAAAGTAGATAATTCAACTGCTATAACCGGTTTTCAAGATACTTCACTTTTATCAAAATCCAATTTTATAAGTTTCCTTGGTTCTGGTGGTGTTTCTAGTAGCACACCAGCAGTAGATTCTAATATTGAATTTACATTATCATTTAGTCAGAGCGAATACTTAGATAGGATTGATGGAGTATTCCTTACAAAAAAAGGTAATTTTATTATCAAAAAAGGAAATTCATCTTTAAATCCATCAAAACCAGAATCTGTAAATGATAGTATTCCATTATATTATCTTTACATTCCTGCATTTACTAATTCCAGTGAAGATGTAAAAATAATTCCTGTTGATAATCGTCGTTATACAATGCGTGATATCGGCAAATTAGAAAAACGTGTTGAAAGATTAGAGCATTATACTACCTTGAGTGTATTAGAGCAACAAGCTTTGAATATGCAAATTAAAGATAATGTTGGAATTGATAGATTTAAACTAGGTTTTATTGTTGACAATTTTGAATATCACAAAGTGGGCAATTTTTCTTCAATAGATTATAAATGTTCTATTGATACTCAACAATCTGTATTGAGACCTGAAGTAAGAGAAGATTCTATAAACATTGAAGAAATTTATCAAACTAATGACGAAAGATCATTATATGGATATGTAAACAACAACGGTATTGTTACACTACCATATTCAAATTTAAATTTAGTTAGCAATCAATTTGCAACTAAAAAAATTAATCCAAATCCATTTGTTGTAATTCAGTATGCTGGAGATGGATACTTAAATCCGCAAGTTGATACTTGGTTTGATGATTCCAAAAAACCTTTAGTTGTAAATGATAATGTCGGGTTGTTTTCTATCTTTTCAGCAAAAGAAGATGCATATACTGCAGTAGCATCAATATACAATAATTATAGTATAAATTGGATTGGTGTAAACAGAACGTTCTATAATATAAATCCATTATCATCCACAGCATACGAAAATGCAATATCAAGTGTTAATATTGCATCAGTTTCCAGTAGTTCAAATATTACTCCACAGAATTACGAACTAGCTCAAGGGGTAGATAAAAAAATTATTGGAGATAGATCTGTCTTAAATTCAATTCAATACTATGCAAGACCTCAAGTTGTCAAAT